AAAGTAAAATGGGAACATCGATGTTGGTGGGCCGATTGTCCAACACCTCGAAACTTTATTGGTTCATACAGCTGCATTTTGATTGATATCCCTGTGAATGGTTGGGAAGAACCATACGTTAGAGCAAAGAGGTTAGAACGTGCTAGTTAAGTGTGCTATCTGTGGTCACGTTGCTAACGTCAATCCGCGTATAGCATCGATTAATGGACATCGCCCACATCGTAAGATGGAAAACCCACCCGATCTATGGGTGTGTGATATTCACTTCAACCGAGATACGGAATCAAACTGATAGCAATCTGTACAGTTTCAAAACCACCGACGAGCCCGAGAGTAAGAAACGAAACGAGGACGTTTAGTTTGACTAAGCTCTCGAGAGAAGATTCTTTTTCTTCGCGTGCTTCTTCACGATCCATGAGCCACTGAGCAAAGCGTGCTTGGCGGCTAGGTTTCAATTCAGTTTCAGTTTTAGTTTCAGTTTCCATTTCAATTCCTCAATTAGATTACTCGTACACCGATGTTGATCGGGTTGATTGTATAATCGAATAGTTCTGGTGCGGGTGGTTCCTCTGCAGGTGCAATGCCATACTCTGCTTTTTGGATGTACGTCTTTTCGCCGAGGTACTTGCCAATGTAAGTTCCGGCCTCTGCACCAAATCGAAACGCCCTGAATGTAGGGTGTCCTTCGATGCCACGGTAAAGACCAACTAGTGACATGCTCAGTCCTCGTCGTATGATTGTTGCAGCTGATACGAACGTAGAAGTCGCATCATGTAAGTGTGGTCTGCTTCTTCTGTTGCCTTAGCTTGCAGAATATGACGTGCAGAACTTAACGTTAATTGGTCACCAGTGAAAGGCGTACCAAACAAGATGACTCTGTAACTGTATACGCGGTCGCTCGCAGTAGGCATCATTGAACCAAGTTGTTCTGAGTTTGTCAATATAAGACCAGTCCATGGACCCGTGTCAACGTGAGTAACCCACTGATCTACACGTGCATAGATTGTCTCCTGGTAAGACAATGGAGGATTGTCGCCAAAGTTGCCACGAATTGCAAAGTTAACCGCTTGAGTGTTTGTCAATGGCACTGAGGTCATTAGGTCAACCAAAACAATTGAATCACCCGGTCCTGCATTGTTTACAGTAGGTGCTAGAACTGACTGTGTACCTGCGGCTTCAAAGAACAACGTCTTTTCTTCCATCGACATTCCAGCTAGATCGAAATAGGTTGAACTCACAAAACTACCAGTTGTAACTTCTTCCCAACCGTTTGTTAACGGGGCGTTAATGTCCCATTCAGCTCCAGTTCTATCAAACACAGCCGTGCCATGATCTTTGGTAAGCACTTTCACTTCTTACCACCTTTCTTCGATCCTTTCCAAGACTTGGCAGCACGCTTGAACAACGTCGCATGTGGAGTCTTGGGGTGTTTCTTCTTTAGACGTGCAAGTTCTTTCTTCATGTGCTTGTTGTACGCAGATGGTGCGCGCTTGACAGTCTTGACAGCCTTCTTGACTGTGGCTTTGCCTGCCTTCTTTGCAGTTGCACGTGCTTCTTGCTTTGCACTCTCAACAAACAGCGCTTTGAGTTCCTCGAGGGTTCCTTCGACTTTAACCAAGGTGAACACCTCAGTTGTCAGCAGCAGTTGATTGGATCGCAATGGCCATGAAGTCCTTGGCACCAAGAGTAACAATGGAAGCATTCACTCGAACGGTGACGTTCACTGCTTGAGAGCCAGCGAGAACACTACTAAGCGCAGTGATGTAAAGTTGGTCGTTGACAACATAACGTCCGTCGTCGCTGCCCTTCCCGAAGTTGTCGGGGTAAAGGTCAGTTGCTAGGGAAAAGAACGCATCACTGTCAAGGTTGAGTTGTCCTGATGCAACCAAGGCCCGGTCATTAGCAAACACAAGTGCGCCACGGTTGAGGTCGGTGAGTTGAACGTGAACGACACCCGAAGCACCCATTGCTGCAGGTACTGATTGCCCCGGAGTTGTTGATTGAATGATAAAATCAACAGAGTGAATCTGCAATGCTTGGCGGTCACCAACATCGACGTAGGAGCCAAGGTCAATTGTCGCAAACGTATCAGTTGCAGCTGCGCTGATCGTCACTCGTTCGGTTAGGGTAAACATGCTTGTTTTCTTTGTAGCCATTTTAATCATCTCTTATTGGGGTGTTGCGGGGTTGTCCTTGTCGATAAAAATTCAAGCCGGCTCCCCGCAACAAGTCAAACAAAGTGGCATTGGTACTTGAACCCCACCGGATTCCATCTTCACGGCGAAGCCGTACAGAGGCACGCCATAAGATACTCTCCCCGACACACCCACCCCATGCCAAGAAGCCACTTCTAATAGGGGTATCCCTGCTTTCACATAGGATAGATATACATATACGAACTACTTGGGACAATACATGAGGCAGAAAATGATTACTCTGGACCCCACAACATGGGAAGAAGCGGCTAAAATGAAGAATTTCAGTGGATGGGTACGCTCAAAGTTACGTGAAAAGATGGAAGCCGCAGTGATCGCAAAGGACAAAGCACCAGAGTACGCTGCATATTGTGAGCCGTGCGACGTTACAGCAGTCAACAAAAACAAGTGGTTTGTTGAACACAAGTATTGTCCTAAGTGTCACACTGCGATGAAGTTCCTTGGGGTGGTTGAATGACCACAACGCTTGAAGAATACGAACAACAAGCCCTAGAAGATTGGTTAGTTCACTACGATCAGTGTGCAGAAGCATTAGGACTTGCTCCAGATTACCAAGAAAAACAATACGCGATAGAATCATGGCACGAAAGCAAACAAGTGCGCTTTATTGAATATGACTCAGTCCTCAAAGTAAAATGGGAACATCGATGTTGGTGGGCCGATTGTCCAACACCTCGAAACTTTATTGGTTCATACAGCTGCATTTTGATTGATATCCCTGTGAATGGTTGGGAAGAACCATACGTTAGA